TTAGTTCTGAATTGTGAATGTTGTTCCTGTAAAGTTTGTTGGGTTAGCAGAGTCATCATTCCCTAAGTAAATTACTTTAGATGCATTAAGAATGGCAGTTGAGTTTCCAGATGTTGATTTTGTGGTTAACCCTTCAATAATATGCTTTTCCCCTCCGCTGATTCTAAGTCCGGCAGCTGCACCGCCCTGAGCTACACCGCCTCTTACGCGGATCATCCCTAGGTTATCGCCTACATATAAACCACCATTAGTTCCTATGAATTCGGTATTTTGAATTTCTACGTTAGCTCCGGATACCACCCCTCCGTGTCCGTTATTGGAAACAGAACGGCAATCATTCATTTTTGATTTGATATCAACAGCATTTGAACCAGAAACAACTACGTTCACATTTTCCCATGGGAAACGATTTGCGACTGTAGTCGGGGAAATTATCGATGCCGTATGCAATGAACAGTTAACATACGTAGCATCATCTCCAAACAAGGTATATCCAACATATTTTCCTGAAAGGTGTATGTTTTCAAGCGCCCCGTAAGTTCGTATGGAGTACATGTTTGCGTTAGCAGAGTCAGTAATACAGTCAACGTTTATTTCACCGTCCGCGCTGTTTTCAATGTATGCCCCGTGCCCTTCGTTGTTAGATGGTTGGTCTTTTTTAATAATGCCATTTATTCTGAAGTTAGAGCAGTTACTTATCCCTACCCCAGAGCGAGCTGGCGATGTTGAAGAGCAATCATCAACTATGAAATGTGAAACATTAATGAATGTACCCAAACCAGAACCGTCGGCAGTTACCGTTCCGTCAGAGTTGTAACCATTGTTTGCATTTATAACACCGGAAATTATCAGATCAAGTCTCGCTTTGATACCGCTGGTATTGTTAACGTCTATACTGTCAGCCCTGTTTCCAGTGATAGTTCCGTTAGAGATAACACCTCTAATTGGCATTACACCAAAACCTGACCAAGCGAGCTGTATTCCTGACATGGCGTTTTCTGTTATGTCAAAGTTAGTAACAACATAGTCTTTGCAGTTACTGGCGATATAAATACCATTACCTGCATTCATGTGTGATGTTAATCCATCAATGATAAATCCAGAGCAGTCCCACATCCTTATAGCTTGAACCCAATCGTAATAACCTGTCAGTGGAATAACACCAGACTTTTCAACCTTCCATCCGTTTAACTTAAAATGGTTACAGTATCTGAAGTGGTTAGCCGCAAGATTATTGTTTATTCCACTACCAAGGTTTGCGCAATTTAATTCAAAGTTATTACAGTATTCTACGTAGAAAGCCTCACGATAACGGTTATCGACGAATGATCCTGTTAGCTTCCAGCCATCGGAGTTTGTAATTTTAAATGCTGGTAGCAATCCGCCATCCTGATCTTTTCTGTCTACGGCACCGGCAGCGGGCTTAGCTGAAATATTGATTATGCTGCCGTTTACATGGCCATTCCAGTTATCTTTATTATCAATAACGACAGAGCTTACGCCAACATTCGTTAAATCAATAACCCATTTAAATTTAGTCCCTGATGCTGCGATAAGCCGTTCTATTGCTGCCTTGTTATCAGTGCCGGCAGTTCCGTTCCAGTCACCAACAGCACCTGCCCATGAGGCATATAACTCTCCGTTAGTCTCTCTTACCAAGCGGGTACCATCTGATGTGACAAAAACACGTACACCATCATCAGTTAGTGATGTATCACTTGAGGCGTAAAGGGTTCCGCCGCCAGTGCCAGGATGATCTGAATGATATCCGAGCAACATTACTTTCTTACCAATTGGCATAGAAAGAGTTCGTAGCGTGGCTACATCAGGGCACACACCAATCAGGGACAAACCATTATAAGAAGCTAAATTAGTTCGTAATGCCGCATCGCCAACGCTTAACCACTTCCCTACGCCGATACCGCCTGTTGATTCTGGAGTTGATCCGGCTGGAACGTATTTTGGAAATGCGCCATCCCAGCGGTAATACTCTCCATCTGTCTCATCCTGTAAGACCTGATTAGGAAGGGTCAATTCATTGCTTGGTAATGGGGCACCAAGCTGAAAGCTTTTTAATGTTATATAGCCAAATTCGGCAATGGCCTGCTGCGCCACCCAGCGAAGCCCTTCAATCGTGTAATGCGCATGTCCAAATCTGTCAATGTATTGCCGAGCCATTGACGTGACAAATTCGTCAATTTTCCCCGCGTTGAATTTCAGATCTTGCGGCTTTTCACTCGGTACTGGCTGGTTAGTAGGTGTAGTGCTCATAATTTCCCCATTAAAAACCCGGCGCAGTGGCCGGGTCTTGTTGGTCGGTGAAGGTTCTCATTGGTAGATGGCGTCGCTGTACTCTGCGACGGTAAGAGATACCGTGTTATCTGAATTTGGTTTGATGCTGTTTACCGTCCATAGTTGGCTGTCCAGTTCTTCAACTGTCGCTATGAGATAGCGCGACGGGAGTTGCACTGTGTCTCCGTTCCAGATGTTGAGCTGAATATTGGGAATTGCCGCAGTGAAGCCGTATTTTGTGTCGCTGCGGGCCGTTGCTGGGTAACGCAGGGTCGGGTTTCCCATGCTGTCAGTTACCAGCACATACATAGCCCCGGAAAAAGTGATCGGCTCACTGGTATCGAAATCACTACCTGAACGCCCGGTGATATAACCCTGCTGCTGGTTGGTGTCGTAGATGTCCGGCATCTGAATGACGCTACCGACCTGAATGATTCCATCCTCGAACACCTTGGCGTTCATCTTCACCCGCGAGTAAATAAGACGCTTTGTTTCGCGCAGCGCTCTCTCCCGAGCCTGGTACTCGTTACGGAATCCAACTATCTCAAGCTTGTTCGGGTTCTCCGCTTCTTGCTCGACAATAGCTCCGTTAAGTACGCGATAGTTGATGTACGTCTTGTTATTCGTTGTCGGGTGAACGTAGGAGACCTGAACGCCGTCGTAACCACCAGGCAGCGTGGCCTCATACGTCATTTTGTACTCATCCGTCTTCATGTTCGCCCGGTTGAATACTGCCGCCGGGTAATCGACTTTCTGATCTCGGGTGAACGTTAGTACGCCGTCATCCCAGTACGCCATGACAGACGCGGCGTTACAGATAGCCTGCACGCGGTCGCCAAGAGAGTCGTTTTCATCATCGAAGGTGTAATCGAAGTATCCGAGTCGCTCATCAGCCAGGCTTTCAGCGATGGAATATAGCCCGTACAGGTCAATGCTGCTTTCTGGCTGGCTGCCCATTACGAGCCAGGTATGTGCAACAGCATCAGCAAAGGAACGCGATGGACGCAATGTATAATCCACAGTCTGTGTCGTCAGGTTGTAACTGATAGTCTGACGAGTAACCAGAGCGTTATATTTTCGGTCACGGCTTCCCAGTGCGTTCTCTGTTGCCCGCACCTTGACGCGAACCAGAGTATCGGTCGGATGAACTACGTTGCTTCGGATGTTGACAGCGTGTATTTCCTCAACCTTAAGAATTGATGCATCATTGGAGTTGTTTGTCCGCTGGAAATTGATGGCATATTTACCAAACCCTCCTGCCGGGATTATTTTATCAGTGCGATAAAACACTTCGCTGGTCGACTTATGAGGCGTTCCCTGATGATAGGTGAAGGTCTGTTGTGTTCCTGGTATCTGATTATAATCGTCGTCGATTTTCCAGATTGTCACCGTCCATTCAGTCCAGTTACCGCCACCCAGTGATGACTGTGTATGCAGCCATAGTTCTGTTGACTCAACCGGCGAGAAGAAAGGCCCAACAACAAGCGCCTCATTATCGTTGAGGATAAATTTTGTCGTGTTAATGGTGGCAGTGGATGGAACGGTGGGCGGACCCTGTAAATCTGTCATGGTGAACGTGTACCACTGAACAGGGTCTATAACGGCGCCATCATCACTCTCTACAGCAGAAATCAGCGTGCCTGAGAAAAGTACATCTTCAGTAACGCTGCCTGATGTTGTGTTATAGGTGACGTTAATGGTGAATGTGACGGAGTGTGGTAGCACGAGCCCCATGAAGTAGTCGAACTCAGCCTGCTTGACGATTTTCATCGCGATCTGGCCGCCAGCATATTCACCACTTACCACGGTATTGGCAGTTGCCGACTCTACCGGGAAATTGTCGCTTTCGTTTGGCCCTGGCATCTCCTGCCCGTCGACATCATCGAACGAATATCCCTCGTTAATAGTCGGTATTACCTCACCAGGCTGATAAAACTGATACTCAGCACCGGCCATCGATCCGAGGCTCGACTCTGAGTAACGAACAGATTCATAGTCATACTTACCGATACCAGTACACATCCACTCAGTGACAGATTTCAGGCCAGCAGCGCTCTCACTCTGAGGCACATATTCAAACATCGATTCCTGAATCAAGTCGGGAAACGATCTGACCTGGACGAAAATGACAGGCTTCGCTTTGTATACCCTGTCGGTATTTCTCTGCCCTGTCAGGATAGTAGTCGGCGAATCGACGGTGTTTCCACCGTTGTTATCAATTGCACGCTTCGGAGCCAGGAATGAAAACACAGCACCAACAACTTTGAAGATCGGGCTGAGAATGTCGCTAATGATACCTTTTGGCTGGTCGAATATCTGGATGGTGTCCAGTTCGCTCAGCTCAAACGCCAGATCATCATCATCATTTAACCTCACGCCGTTGCGGACGATCAGCAGATCACGGTGAAAGGTGCCATCATTGGCCGACAGCCAGTCATAAAAAATGGTGCCGTTTGGCACCCTGCAACGCAACTTAGGCGTTCCTGGAAAATTTGATATCTCAACCAGCGCCATATTCGAAAAACTCCACTTTAGTGAATGCCCGCTGAATAACCAGCAATGAGTCCATGCGCACACTGCCGTTCTCTCCCCGCGAGTGCAGTGCCTGCCGGTTAAGCACCAGCCCCACGTGCGCTGGTTGCGCGCCGCGGTACCCGACGAATATCCCGCCTTCAACTGGTTTATCGACCTGGCGCCAGAAAACGACGTCACCCTGATAGCAGGTGAAGAAGTCCTCGCCGGCTTCGTAGTCCGGAGTCTGGTGCAGCTCAATGCCGATAACGTGACGGTAATACAGCACTACCAAACCCCAGCAATCCACCCTATCGAACGAGCAAGCCCGGTTAGCCCACGGCACGCCGATCACCTTGCTGATGAAATCAGAGGTTTTCATGTGCCGTGCCTACCAGTTACATCGCCGCTCCTCACTTCAGCAATAATTCTCGCCTCGCAAGCTGAAGGGAAGTCAGGAAACCAACCAAGATGAGTTTTTGCCAATCTTGCGCGCCACTCATTTCTCCTCTTCAAAAAATCCACGCCAGTAACACCTGATGTGTTACCAGTGAGTTTTCTTTTATTCCTTGAGTTAACAGTTCTGCTAACAGCCCTAAGGTTATCTATGTTGTTATTTTTTTTATCGCCATCAATATGATCAATTTCATGACCGATAGGTATTTCACCATGGTGCATCTCATAAATAATCCTATGAACAAGCAATTGCTTTCCATCAACGATTACAGAGAGATATCCTTGTGTAGTGGTCTTGTTTGGTGACTTTCCGTATCTGATCCCACTCTTTCTCAAATTCCAATATATCTTTCCATCATCATATCTGAAAAGTTCATGCCAATTCATATAGAGACCTCAACAAGAATAGATGAATATATTTATAACGAGCAGGAGGAGTAACGAGTCGAATAATTATACCACTTCATAAATATTGAAGCCCAGTATATTCGCTGGGGTCGTATAATATCCCAATATTATTATTCAGCGGGTTAGTGACAGAAAGCGTCACAGAAGCGGCATCTGCGTCAATATCTACCGTCTTGACGTACAACTCCCAGGACTTTATCGGTACCGACATATCACCGCTGTCGAAGATTTGCCGTGTGGCCGTGATTGCCGTCAGTCGCGCCGCACCCTTCCACTGCTTCATCAGCGTTTTGATATCCGACGACAGCCGCCCAAGCTTCACCGTCGCGTCGATAACCGGCGTACCGCTCTGCTGGCTCTCTTCGATTTCAAAACGCGATGGCGTGTACGTCTGGCCGCCTAGCGTCTTTGCAAAGAACTGCTTGTCGACCAGGCGTACGTAGCCAAAGGATGGATGGTAGAACGTGATGGTGTCGTACAGCCCGCGTGTCGGGCGTTGCTGCTTATAAGCTCTGAAGGTAGGCATTACGGCACTCTCGGTAAAGATTCCGGGTCGCGCCCGTCCGGATAACCCGTGACAACAATATCCAGCCACGAATCCCACGGCGGCGGCAGCTCAACAATGATGTCGTCAAACTCGTCATCGGCATTGTACAGATGGTTTGCAATAACGGTCCCCGTCCAGGTCACCACCCCGCCGTCGATACTGGTTTGCACCGGCATCTGCGTGAAGTGAAGCTCCTGCAATTGCAGCCCGCTACCGCCCAGATTGATATTCATCCGGAACCAGTTAAGTCCCCGGTTGAGATAGTTCGGGCTGCGTAGCCACTGCTGGAATGCGCGCTCCTGCGCTAGCGTGAATATCCACGTTAACGACCAGGTCACCTTCAGGTCGTCGGTTTGGTTCTCGAAAATAGCCGGGCCGACCGCTGGCTGATCGGTCTGGAACCCGGTATCGAGCGTCATGTTTTTGCTGGCCTTCTGCGCCAGCGGCAGCCAGTCGGGATAGTCGATAATTGGCATCAGCCCTGCCCCCTTGGCGTGCGTTTAACATTCATGTTGCTGGTTATAGCGTTACTGATTGGTCCGCCGTTGTTCAGGTCAGCGACGATTACATCCACTGTCACGCCGCCATTGCCGTCCGTACCGGCCTGAGCATCGACAGAGGATGACGTGTAGTTCTGAACGTTGATTATGACGTTCACACCGCCCCCTGAGGTCATATCCTTATTGCTGATCACCCTGCCGTTGTCGCCCGGTATCATGTACTGCTTACCGGTGCTGGCCTGGTAAATCTCAGGCATACCGCCTTCGCCGACCTGATACATCCCTCCAGCCGATACAGGGCCGCCGTTTTTACGCTTTCCTGACAGTGCCAGGATGCCAGCCATGGCTCCGATGCCGATCGCCACCGCACCGCCAAATGAAGCAATTGATGACATGATGGCTGCCGGAGTCCATGCAGCAGTAGTAGCCGCTGCCGCCGCGGTAGACGTCGCCGTGGTAGTGGCAATACCAGCCGCCTGTGCGGTGGTGGATGCTGCAACTGCCGCGGTAGTGGCCGTCTGGCCCATGATGGCCGATTTCACCCACTCAACGCCCATCTGAACGAAGGTGTTGATAAGGCTGTTCAGGACGGTATTTCCGATCGAGCGCAGAGCATCGGAAGCTGACATGCTCCCGGTGATGATGCCGGTTAAGGCATTGGACGCATTACCGGCCAGTGCATCAAAGGATGCCGCCAGCGCTTCATTGCCTGCACTCTGGTTACGGAATATCTCCCACTGTGCAGCGATGCGAGCCTGCTCGTACTCTCTGTCAGCAGTAGCGCGCAGCATAAGTGCGTTCTGGTGAGTGATAATCCCCTGCTGCTCGTATGCCTGAATAAGCGCTAGTTTGCGGGCATTTTCATTCGCTAGTTGCTGCACCGGATCCACTCCGCCAGCAGCTTCCTGCTGCGGACTTACTGCCTGATCAGCGCGGATTTTCGCAAGGTTTGCCTGGTGTGTTGCTTCCAGTCGCTCAGATGTCTGATTGAACTGTTCCTGACTAATTTTCTTCGCAGCCAGTGCGGTATTCAGGTCCTCAACATCCTGTTTGTAGCTGGCGTTTTCACGCGCTTCTGGTAGGAGCTTCTCGGCTGCGGCCTGCGCTTTGAGTGCGTTTGCCGTATCCCATTTTGTAGCAGCGTACTGAGCAGCCAGCGCCAGCTGTTCTTTCGTTGCTCCTTTTCCCAGAGACTGCTGAGCGTTCAGGATCGCCTGCTCGCGGCTCAGCTTATTAGTTGAGTCGGCGGCAAGTTCTGACTGCTGTTTCAGGTTTGCCAGTTTCTGGGCAATAGAATCAGCCTGGGAAGCGCCTTTCTTCTGCTCGGACTGAAGTGTCTTCTGCGCCTGCGTATTTTTGTACGTAGCGGCAGCATCATCTTCCATTTGCTTGGTGTGCGGATCATCCTTCGCAAACCCGGCATTTTCAGCTGCGTATTGCGCCTGCAGGCGTGCGCGGGCCTCCCCCTGCAACTTCGATAGTGCAAGGTTGCGCTCAGACTGCTTGATGAGGTTCTTCTGCCCGGCCGTAAGGTTGTCGGTGGACTTGTTGAGGCTGTCGACGTTGATTTTCGCGTTAGCCGCCTCTCTTGCCAGATCGACAAGCTTACCTGCCAGTTCAGCAATGGCTGACTGCCCGTCTTTGGATGATGACTTCATTTCCTGGAGTTTTTTCGCCAGTTCCTGAAGTGCTTCCGGGGATGGGTTATTGCTCAGGTCTGATAGCTCTCTTGCCAGATCAAACGCTGATTGCTTGCTGATGCCGAGACGTGATGAAAGGGTACTCACCGTTGCAGAAAGCGAGTTCACAATACCTGAGGCATATTGTCCCTGGCTGTTGGCCTGTTGAATGGCCTGACTCCAGTCAGTGGTAGTTACGCCAAGAGCTGACAGCTCATCGTTGAATTTCTTGATGCTTGGCGAAGCACCGCCCACCGCCGCCAGTGCGCGATCGCCTAACGTAATGAAAGCATCAGACGCGTCACTAATGGCCTTCGGAATCTTTGAGATGGCCTGGTTATATTCGAGCAGCGCCTGATTGCGCAGCAAGGTAGCCACGTCGGCATTTACGCGCGCCAGGGCAGCATACTTGTCGGAAAGCGCAGCCACGCCTTGTGAGGATATGGTGATCACCTTATCCATCGCTTCAGCTGCGTCTTTCAGCGCATCCATGGCGTTTTTACCGCCGTTCAGTGAGGTGATAAGCGTGCCTGCAATTATTGAACCCAGCGCAATAATGGCCCCAATAACCGCACCGCCAGGACCGAATGCGCCAGCAAGCTGCGACCCCTGCTGCGAGAACGCAACGAGAGCAGACTGCCCGCCCTGCACCTGTACGATGAAGTCCTGAACCTGGTACCCGGCCTGCTGCATGCTGGTTTTCCAGTTGCCAGTGCCCTTTGCGCCATTTTCAACGCCAGTCTTCATGTCATACAGGCGACCAGTAAGCTCGCCGATCTTCTGCTTTTCTTCGTCGGTGGCTTTCGACCCGGCTCGGAGCTGTGCAGCCAGGACAGCGGCACTACGCGCGCCATTCTCCTGCGCCTCGTCCAGCACCGCCAACTGGTTACCCAGCGCCTCGATGATGGATTCTGCACGGCTGAATTCACTGCTCGCGCCGCCAGTACCGCTGCGGGCCTCTTCCATAGCGCGGGCAATTCCGCTTACGTTGGTGTTCAGCTTGCGAAGCTGGTTGTCCATGGAGTTGGCGTAACCAGCAAGCTCAGTAAACGCAGATCCGGTTTGTGACGTACTCTGATCGAGGTTATCCATCCCCTTGCCGGACTGCTGGGCTGCTGCATCCAGTTTATCCAGAGCATCAATGGCCCGTTTACCGCCCTGCAGCAGCGGCTCAACGTCGGCGCTGATTTCATAAACGATGCTACCGGCGTTCTTCTCACCTGCCATGTCATTCTCCGGTTATTGCTTTGCTTTTGCCCTGCGTGCGGCCTGTTTAGCCAGGTACTCATCGGCGATGCTGTCGTACTCTTCTCGAGTGAAGCCTTTCTGGTCAGGGTATTTCGCCGCCAGCAGCAGCTGAAATTCGGTCATTGTTAACTGAGAGGCCTCCCCGCGATTCATGCCGAAGTGGCTGCGCGCTGCGCTGATGTAGTCGAAGGCTTTAAACTCAGTGGTTCGCTCACCAGTTTCATGTCGCTGCAGCTGGCGAACCTTGGCCTTACCGACTACACCGTGCTGCATGAGGTGCTGCGCCAGCACGATAATGTCGTTCTTCGGCATCTGGCCCGGTCGGTAGACGACGCAATGCCGCCACCCCTTCCACTCTCCGATCATCGGCGTCAGGTCCTCTTCACAACACGCCTGCAGCACAAGCATGCACGTTGATAACAGCTTCTCAGCTGCACGGTTGAATGATGGGGATAACCACGCCGGGAAGCGCCCCAGCGTGCCTGCGCACACCTCTATGAGCTGAGCGACATCATTACCGTGGATGGTGGCGTACGCCTGCACAATCTCTTCCGGAGTGCCGATCCTCGTCATAGCCTCGAATGAAGGTCGCAACAGATAATCTTTCCCGCCTTCGCGGCTGTCGCTGATAGAGAGTTCGCCAATATCGGTTAAAGCGGTCATAGGCCTTCCAGTAAACGGTCATTATCAAGGGCAGCACGCCGCCCTTTGGAATGTCCGTTAGGTAACGGTAACCGTATGCACGGCCACAAAGTTGCCGTCTTCGGTGTTGATGATGATCTGCGCGCTGCCGGTGGCGACACGTGTCACAGTCACGGTGTTGCCTGAGGCAGTGGCCGTTGCTTTGGTAGCGTCGGTAGTCGCCACAGTGAAGTCTTTGTTGGTTGCGCCAGTTGGTGCGATGTTCACCGTAAAGGTGCTGGTACCGCCTGCCGTGCCGGTGCTGGTTGTCGGGGTTACCGTCACGCCAGTCACAGCAACCGCAGTGATTTCGTTCACCTCGATAGTGCTCGCGTCACCGACTTTGAACTCGGTAGAGAAAGTGACAATGTCGTTGGTACCACCGTCAGAGCTCAGCGCCGTGATGTTCATGTAGCCAACGAATTCGACCGGACCGTAATCCATGCGTACCCAGATGCTGGGCTGGCGCTTGGCCTTCAGCTCGTCAGCGAAATACTTGATGAATTTGCCGACACCGTACTGATCCAGCTTGTCCTTCTTGCGCACTTCACCTTCAAAGCTCAGGGTGAAATCACTGTTGGTGATGATGGTCTCGACATAGCCGCCGCCGTCATCTGCATCAGAGGTAACCGAGTTCGGGTTGAAGTCGAAGCCCTTAGACGTGCCAGCGGCCAGCGCCATCCACTCACCTTCGAGTGGCTTGACGTCCGGGCAGCCATCGGCGACTTCCAGCACGACCGCACCGCCGAACAGGCGCTCGTTCGAGTTCTGGCAATTAGCCATGTGAAACTCCTCTTTGACGTATAAAAGAAAACCCGCCGGAGCGGGTTATTTGGTTGGGATGGCTATTCGCCGTAAGTGCAGGCGAACTGGAGTCGGAAGACTATTCGCCCTTCTTCTGTGAGCACTGGCGCGGGAATTGCGCCCATGTTCTGGATGTAGCCGACGCACTCGTCAGCCATGGGGTTGTCCTGGACGTAATCGACGATTCGCTGCACAGCGCTGAGCGCGTCTTTGCGCTTATCCTTAGCGCCGACGACGTCGACCAGGACGTGATACTCAGATCCGAGGTCAGTTCGAATATTCGACCCGCCGTTTGGCCTGAATACCATTATCGCCTTCGACAGGTCTTTCGGGTCGTCGTACATCAGCTGCTGCACCGTGAAACCTGTCGTTAGCCCGGCGTCGCCGAACATGTTGCGCACCCGTTCGTGCATCATGGGTGTCATAGCGAAAGCTCCTTGCGCATCACCGCATCGACGTTATCGCGCTCGTCATTCGCGCCTTTAGTCAGGAATTGAGGCTCACCGTGAGGGTCCCAGTAGTTGCCCGTACCGGTACCACCACCGAACTGCTGTCCGGAACGGGTCGCACCAAAGTGCGCGCGAGGCTGGCCTTTCAGCTTTCCTGACGCCTCATGAACGTACGCAGCATAGTTTGCCGAGTAGCCGATGCGACCGGTAATGAACACCCCGCCAGCGTCGATTTCACGGAACTGACTGTTAATCAGCGTTGAGGTGTCGATCGGGGTGTAATATGCCGCCCGGGTGCCGATAAGAATCATCGCCGACTGCAACGCGCGAATTACCTTACGGCCCCTAACGTCATTGATGACATCGTTCAGGTGCTTTTTCGCCTGGCTGATGCCTTTCACTTTGATGCCCATGGCTACACTCCCGTCAGGATGGCGTAATCATCTGCCAGCCGCTCGAACGTGTCGGCGTAACGGATAACCTGCCGCACCTCGTCGGCACCGGCCACGACCGGGTCGGATTCGGTCGATACGCCAATCAGCAGATAATCACCCGCGGCCGCCAGCGCGAACTCCGTCCACACGGTATTTTTCACGACGATTTCTGCGCCCAGGCTGGCTAATTTTTTGCTGAGCCCGCCCTCGTAATCACAGAGGATTTGCTCAGGATCGGCATAGCCCAGCGGATCGCCGTATTCATCATTTCCTTCCAGCTTTCGCCAGATGGTCGCCGTGGCGGTATAGCTCCAGTTCGCTACCGATGACATCAGCCCTCCTTCCAGCGCAGCACTTTCGCGCCAGTCGCCCGGATGCGCGCGCAGTTGATGAACCACTCGCCGTCCGATTTGACGTAGCCGGTAGTCTCACGCCCAGTGTCGGTCATCACCCAGACGCGGGTGAACGAGCGCGGCAGCCCGTGCTTAACTGATTTGTACGTCATCACTTATTCCCGCACATGCAGCCGCCCTTCCCGATCCAGATACCTGCAAACGCTGGCGCGGCGGTAGGGTCGGCAGGAATGAGAGCAGTGGCGCATCCGTATTTATCCAGTCCGCGGAGCAGGTTTAGCGAACCCTTCCAGCGATCTGAGAACGACTGATAGCGGAATGATTCTGACGCTCCGCTCGGTGCGGTGTGGCTGGACACGTACTTGTCACCCTGCCCCAGAGCCATCATTCCCAACAGGTAGGACTGGATCAGTAGCGCGGTAGCCGGTGAGTAGTGCGCGTCAAGGCATTCCTGAATGCTATTGGCCTGCTCTACGAGCGCTTCTAAGATGAAATCAGGCAGCGTGATACCGACTGACTTCAGATATTCTTTGGCCTGTTCTGTGGTAATCATGCGGGCCTCTGATAAGCCCTCCGAAGAGGGCATAAAAAAACCGCCTTAGCGGCGGCTGTTATTCAGCAGGGAAAAGCTTTTCGAGTTCGCCATCCGGCAACAGCTCACTGAGCTTTTCAGTGCCCAGGGTGCCTTTGAACTCAATACCCAACTCAGTAAGGCGGCCCTGAATAATCTCTTTGCGAGATTTCTCGCCGGTTCCGGCATCAGGAGTCGACGGGGTAAGTTCTCCGCCTGCCTCACCATTCATGAGGCGGACGTTAGACTTCAGCGCCGGGTGCAGTTCTTTCAACTCCACCACCTGCCCTACCTTCACGCCGAACCACGGGCGCACAACTTCGTATTTAGCCATGCTGTTTCCTTACGCCAGGTTAGCGCCGTAGACAACGCCAGACAGGCCCTGATCGTCTGCGGTGATTTGCAGACCTTCAGCAGACATAATCTGGAAGTTGTAGTTAACGTTAGGCAATGGACGCGGCAGCGGAACAACACCGACAGCCATACCAACCAGTGGAGAGATCACGTCACGCCGACGAACGTACGCGATAAACTCGTTACCGGTCAGCGCGAAGCTCATGCGGATTTCTTTCACCGGTGCGAACGGCAGAACCGCCTGCAATACAGTGCCGCTTACAACGCCATTCACTACGTACGGCTGAGCCAGGTTTGCCCAGATTTCTGGAGAGACCCACATCACATCGTATGCGGCGACTTTGTTAGTGCGCGCGGTGGTACCGAATGCGCCTTTACCGAAGAACGCAAAGATCGCTGTCATGTCAGCGGTAGTCAGGTCGATATTCGCGCCACCAGCACCAGAGCCGAGGTTAATCTTCTTGGTGTTGCGGTGGTTCTTGATACCCTGCGCCGGGTAAGACTGAACCTGAATTTTTGAATCGCCGTTCAGGTAGTAATTGACGCGCTTCTGGTTGAACTTGCGCATCTTTGCCATCTGCGAGTCCAGCACCAGATCGATGCCTACAGAGTTCAGGCCAGCAGCATGACGCCAGTTAACACCGTAACCAGCAGTGAACACCGGAATCGGGTCGCCATCGCTCGCGTAGTCAGTGTGGTCGAAGGAGAACGGCGCCTGACCATCGATGCTTACTGACACGTCGTCAGCGATGTCGCCAACCACGTTATACAGCTTGGCGGTTTTACCAACCGGAAGCACCGTCTGAACGCCGATAAGGTCGTTCACGATTTCCATGCCAACTTCCTGATCGCGCAGCTGCAGCACCTGGTTGTCAATCTCAGCCCAGAAGTCACGGGAGAAACCGCCAACTGCGTTACAGGCCAGCATGTCAGGCGTCATGATTGCGCGGTTCGCCGCGATGATGGAATCGTTCTGCAGGTTCCACATGTTGCGGTTTGCCCACAGCTCGCTCCAGTGCCCGCTGAGGCGGGAGTTAGTCGCCAGCGTCTCTTTAGAGAAGTACATATGTGTTTGTCCTTTTGTTACGCGCCAGCTGCGGCGACAGTGCCAACGCGCATACGCACGCGAATGAAGTCGGTGGTGCTGGCCGCGATGGTGTATTCATCCTGGCTGTAGCCGATCACTGAATCAGTGTCGGAGGTGGCAAGGGTGAACTGACCAGCCGTGCCCAGCTTGATAGGGCTGTCTTTTTTGTACGCGCCAGGCAGGCAACGTAACGCCAGCTCACGGCCTTCTTCGACGTAGTTGCCAACAGCTGAATCACCGGCAGGGATTGCTTCAGTGATGGTCAGCCCCTGGTGGTAACCGACATCAATGATGTATAGGCGGCCGGTTAGCGCGGTAGCCTGGGCGAATTTATCGGATGAGTTGATAGTTGCCGCAGTACCAGGAAGCAGTGCGGCTGCCGTGGTGCGAGTTTCGGTCTTGTACAGAGACTGACCGTCGATATTAACGCGACGATAACGTGGCATTATTCCGGCTCCTTACTTAAAGTGTTCTTCTGCGGCAGGTGCGCCGGTTTCTTTGTGCTGCTGTGCATTGTTGGTGCCCAGCGGGGCAGCTTCGCCCAGCGACTTGAACATCGCATCCAGAGCTTCGCCAGACAGCGCGTTAGCAACAATATCGCCATGCACCTTGGCAACCGCTTCGCGCTTTGTTTTCTCTTCGGCACGAGAGTTGGCGGTCAGGGTTTCGGCGAGCTGCTGCTGATTGGCCTGCAGCGCATCAACCTTCTCCGCGAGAGGTTTAATAGCCGCTTCCGTGTTGGTCGCAACAGCCTGGCCGATCATGCTGCCGATTTGTTCCAGTTCTTCTTTGGTTAAAGGCATGTCGCCCTCCGTATTGTGGTTTGGTGCAGGCTGTTCCTGCGGTGTGAATAGAGCTTTGAATTTGTTAGCGACGACTGCCACCCACGACTCCTGGCGCGCTACTGCGGTGCCGGTGTCGTCGAAGTTGATAACTCCGCCATCAGACTTGTAGCCAAACACCTCAGCGTTGCCGCCGTTGCGGATGATTACCGCTTGCGAGTCAGTGAAGTCAGCAACCCAGGCGTATTCATCCGCGCCCGCTGCAAACTTCGCTTTGGCTGCGCGATCGAGACGCTGCTCGCGCTCACGGTAGGATTCGCCCACCAGCGCTCCGGAGTTCGCCTTAAGAGGCTGCGCCAGATCGGCATTCACCATCAGGCCAACGCCCTGCTCAGGGGTGGCGGCTCCGACTTCGTGCAAGAGGATCGCGTCATGGTCCATGCCGTGGATATCCGCTACCCACTCAGCACCCGTTGCGCGCTGCTGTTCATTGGGTTCAAGTTGGTCGAGGAATGCGGCAACGCTGGTATGAATTGGCGGAACGTCTTCACCGCGCTCAATGGCAGCGACACGTTCAAGCAGCTCCCTGCCACCTTCCGACTCGCTGGCACGGGCCACATCAACCCACTTTTCGAGGTAGATGCGATTACCGGACTTCTTAACGTTGCGGTTCCATGCGCCGATATGGCCTGCGTTAATCCCCTCTGGCGAGAAAGCAGACACGAACTGACCGTTAACCTGAGGGTGACCCAGCGGTGCCAGGGTACCTTCCAACCCCTTATAGTGGGCGTCGATTTGCTCTTGCGTGTACAAGCCGCCATTCATGACGACGTTAGCCGGAAGCGTGTAGCTCGGCAGCACCAGATGCTCGCGGCCGTTGTATGTTTCGCGCCGGATAGACTGGCTGTTCACCTTCGTGGTGATATTGACCTGCATAGGCATAGTTATTTCTCCGCCCAGGCGTAACCGCGCGCCTGCATCGATTTATATTCCTGTTTGAGTTTCGTGATGGTGTCCGGATACTCCGGTTTACCGTCCGCATCCACCAGCACCGATTGCTGGCTGCACTTGCAGTTGATGGAGTTGCCATCTTTGCTGTACCAGTCACGGACCTCTTCGTTGGTGTATAGGTGGGCATGGCGCACTGCGTGGGTATGTCGGGTTGTTGGTGAAAGTGCCGAGATGTGAACCAGAAGCGTTTTAAGGCCGTAAAGGTCATTCGCCTCCTGGTCTTCATCCCACTTCGCCCGGCGCAGCGCGGTAGTCACTTCAGTTCGTGCTATACGATTCGCCCGGCGCTTCTCGATGCCGGTCTGCTCCGTGAGGTTACGGGCAATATCCAGCGGGTTCAGCCCGCGCCCCACTCCATCAGTCAGCACGCGCGCCATATCTCGCTTAACGTCAGCAGTCAGCCCCTTCATTTCCTCAAACACACGGGCATGCACTAGCGCCATGCGTTGCTGGTACGGGTCGCTTGCGAGGATTGACGCCAGTGATTCGCGCCCGGCGGCATACACCGGGGACTGCTGACCGAGGTTATAGAACGACTGCCCGGTACCTTTCTCCGAAGCCAGATCGATGTACTCGTAAAACCACAGGTCGTAATCGCCACCTTCAAGCAGGACCTGATCTACCAGGTAGCTGGCATCGTTCAGGATGATGGAGAGTAACGTTGGGTTTAACTGGTATTCGTATCGGGCGTTTACTGCGAGGGAGGAAGGTATTTTGTCGAGTGCTGATTTGTATGCTTTGCCAATCTTATTCATCCGCCTGGCGAAGTCTTTCATTGCCCGGCGTTCCAGCGCATCGGCTCCGGTCGGATCCTGATAGTTACGCGGAAGAATTGGTGGCTTCGTCTTCTTCGTCGCCATCCTCTTCTCCTAACGGGAATTCATCAACGTTTTCATAACCGGCAGCTGTGCGAATTTCTTCACGACTGAAGGCTGGATTCTCTCCGCTCCCCTGGAACGTCTGGTTAATCTCAGCCATGGTTTTTGCATTGGCGAGCTTCTCAGTTCCAGTCTGTTCGTTGAGGTCATCCCAGATAACCGTCTTCTCGCTGACAGCATCAATGATTTTCAGGTCGATTAGCTTGTCACTGAAGTCTTCAATTTCGAATGACAGGTCACCGCGGCGTGACTGGCAGCGAGCATTCATATACTTCTGATCTTCAGTGCTAGCCCTTTCGCCAGTTTGCATCCCCACCAGAATTTTCACCGGCTCATCGACAGAAGCGGCAAAAGTTTGCAGGTTGACGTTATAGGTTGGGTCAGGATCTGAAACTGCCGACACCATCGACGTTACCTGGGCACCCTGAGTAATCAGAAGAACGTCATTACCTATGTTTAACTCTCTGGCAGCATCGTTATATCTCTCCTGAAGCTCATCAACAGATACGCCGTACAAAGAAGCAAGGTTGTTGAAATCAACGTCTTTGTCGAAATTAATGCTCTGCTTATTAGCGGCGTTCTTCAGGAATGCCTCACCTGAGCCACCTTCAACCTTCTCTAGGCTGACGCAGGCGTTATAGCCAGGTTCAAGGAAGCCAATAGCATCGTTAGAGTAGTCACCAAGGATGAAGACGCGATCTGGATGCACAAAGCGCTGATTCGTCCCGCCGTTTGGCAGGCTCTCAACGTATTCCCACTGCTTTGGCTGGCCGTAATCTGCCGATTTCTGGTCAGTAACCCACTCGCTTACTTTTAGTGATCCGGCCCATGCGATCGTAACCTTTTTTAGTGACTTCCCACGAACAACCGGCTGATCCCACGTTCTGGAATCATTGATATGTAGCAGGATGCCAGCATAGCGACCGACCAGGCGGCGGCGGTCGGCTTCAGCAAAGGCTCGCCAGAGGCGCTTAGTGAATACCTTTTTGGTCTTCTTCTCCCAAGCCGTCTCATCCTTGCTCTCGTCGGCATCGTCACCCTCGATGATTTCCGGGTTGGTCTGCCAGCACTTGCCCACCAGCTTCTCTACTGCGCCGTGAGCAATACCACCGCGCCGGTACAGGGCGTAGAGGTTTTCGTAGGTGACCTGCTCAGGGAATCCATACTCGCACCATGCAGAATGGCGCTTATTGTCCAGCCCCATCGTCGGCGCCATCAGTCCCATACGGGCGCGCGCCATCCGCGCATCGTTCAACGCATGGTTGACGGCGAGAGTTAATTTGTCAGTCATGGTTTTTCCGTTTGGTTAGCGAAGGCGTTTCGGAATCATCATCCCGGCCATCTGGCCCTTACGCTTAATGTGACCGTCGAGGCTGTAGCGGATACCGTCCCAGCAGTGCTCATAGCCATCGGCGAGCTTCGGCAACACCTCACCGGTGATGCGGTCCGTTTTGTACGACCACATGCGGGCCTCACGTGCCACGTTTTTGCAGCGCGGATGGATAATGATTTCGTCGAAGCCGCGAAGATGGGCGATCCCGTCCTCAACGCTCCCCTGCCATTTCTCAGCAGCTGAGATGTTGAATCCCTGCCGCTTGAGATAGCTAATCGTCTCGGGTCGAGCGGAGTCTGCCTTGATGGGCCAGTCACGCGATCCGGGGATAGTGTCGTACAGCTCTGGCATGTGGTCGAGCTCCGTCTGCTGGCCGTATGCTTCGTATTCGATGTACAGCCGGTTATGCAGGATGAACGAACGCACCAGCGTGTTAGGGTCTTTGGCGAAACCGAAGTCTGCGCCGAAGAACAGGCGCTCAGCTTCTTTCCAGAGGTTTTCCGAGAACTCAGCGATCCGGTATTTTCCGGCCAGTACCTGCTTATCTGAGTTTTCGAGGTAAGCACCTTCCCAAACCCATGCGTATGTTGCCGGGTCGAGGCGGCGCTGATCGTTCTGTCGCTCACCCTCCAGCACGTCAGGGAACCACGGATTGTCCGTATAGTTCATCTCAACGGTGATGCAGTCGTCGCCAGCTTCTTTACGGAACCTCTTATCCGTGGCGCTGCCGTCGCGCTCTGGGTTCCATGTCACCCAAATCTCTGATCCCTCTTCACGAACAGTAGGGCTCAGCTTTTGCCAGGCTATTTCGCTGACTGATTCAGCCTCATCTACCCAGCAAAGCAGGATGCGCGCTTTCGACTTGATGCTGTCAAGGTTATGCCGCAGACCGCAGAACACGTAGTTAACGCTCTTGTCGATGGTACGGATGTACTTCTCGCCGATATCAAAATTAGAAGCTAGCCAGGGAACAGACAGGATCGCCTGTTTCACTTCCTGCATGCTCGACTCTTCCAGCGAGTTCATAAATTCTCGCGCGCAGAGCACCACACCGCTCTCACCGTTCATCATCGACTGATACGCCTTTACGGCAGTCATCAGTGCGAATGTGCGCGTCTTGGCGCTACCACGACCACCGTGAGAGCACCGGTAACGCTTATTCACGGCGGTGAACAGTGGTGCAAGCTTCGCGGGGATCGGCAGTTGAACGGCGTTACTCATGCTTTCGGCTCAACAGGGAGTAGCTGGATGATGGTCGGCTGCGGAGTCATGGTTCCGTCCGGGCTGGTGTGCTCGACCTTCTGTTTGTTGCTGTACGCATCCCCGCACTCTTTGGCGGCCTGCTCCATCAGCGAGGCAGCCAGCGCCATATTTCGCATGCTCTCGGCCTTTGTCATCATCCGGTCAAGCGCGCGGAGACGATAGGCTTTGTTGGCGATCGGGATGTCGCTTAATTCGGTCTGGAAGCGCTTACGGGTTTCGTGAAATAGCTCAACCCATTTCTGTGCCAGCCCCCTGCCGTTTGCTTTCGTCGGGTCGTGGGATTCGACCTGCTGACGTGTGATGCTCAGGCCAAATTCTTTTTTGACCAGCTCAACCACCTGGGATGGAGTATCGAAGCAGGCAAGGGACTGGACGATGAAGGCTTTGACCTCACCTTTCAGTGCCGCCATAAATTACCTGCCTGTCATAATCAGTCATAACGTTAGGCCAGCTTTAACATGCATGTACCGCATGACCTGGCTATATCGATGTGAGCCACTTCTGCTGGCGCATTGGCCGCATCAACGAGCTCCTGTACTTCTTTGCTGGCACCGTATCGACGTACCACACCAGTGAATTCTTCGACGTCGTGGCCGCGCAGTGTAAGCACTGGCTGCCCGGTCTCTTTATTGAACTTCGGTGCTCCGAAATCATCTGTTGCCTGGGCGATGTGGTAAAGCTCATGCTCTACCAGTGCGCAAAATTCGAGGTCACTGCATTGCGAGCAGTAATCGGCTGCCAGCGTGATGATGAACTTCGGGATGCGCCCGAACCATTCATACATCTGTTGTTCCATTCTGGCTTTCTGCCAGCCACCGGCGCGGAGCATTACCTGTTCGGCCTGACCGAGAACATATCGCCCTTTCTTCGCGAACGAGTAAGACGCCCACATGAAGCAGAGATCAGCTTCTAACAGGTGTCCATGGTCAGGGTTATGGATGCTTCCGGTATCGCTGAGGATTTGCCGGCTTATCCACTCATGCACTTCATTGGCGGGGATCAACCTAGTGTATGGCTGCCAGCTGTCGGAGTCGATGAAGTTGACTGGCGGATATGGCCTGCGCTCGTCATCGTTAGCCATGGTTTACTCCGTTGTTACTTCTTCTGTCTGCTCTACCGGTACTGGCGTGAACTGCACGCGCTTCACATCGGCCGGAGCGAAATACAACCACTCGCCCGTCTCGGTCGCCAGCGGCACAAAGCCATTAACCAACTCAGGCTGACGTCGTGACATCTTGCCCGTGAAGGTTTCCCCTGTTTGGGTGGTTAGCGTTATTTGGTAGATGTCTGGCATGAATCACCAACCTGAATGAAATCAGTACAATTCATAGAGTTGACATGCTCTGCTAACTCCCACGCTAAATCAGACACGCTCTTTGCGTATTCCGCAGTTGTCACATCTTCAGGCTTTGGATTTCCAGATGCCACAGCGAGGAGTGCTCGCACATAGAACACCTTCATTTTTTGTAGATTGTCCATCGACTTATCTCGCTAAAAATTGAAATTGCATTCAGTCGCAGCTGTTGCCCTGCTTCTCAGAAGTGCTTGGCCACTTACGGCTTACCCGTCAGCAAGATGTGATCACCGCCTTATTGGGGTTGAGCAATCTTTCCTTGTCGGGAGGATTCGATTTTTCTGATGGCTGATTTGTCGAGGTTGCATTGCCCAAGCGCCGTATAAAGCTGAGCGTTTAACTCCAGGCTTGCCTGCCAAGTGAATGGAATCTCCATTCCAGGGATCGGCGTATCTGCGGTTAGGTCAGCGCTTATCGGAACTACTGGGGCTGGAACGTAAACTGTCTGCGTATTCCCGCAGGCTGTCAGCAGCGGAAGAAGGAACAAGCTGGTTAGCGCACGGATCGCCTTCAAGCGCCTGCCTGATGTAGACAATGCGCGTTTCACCCTTTTTAGCCAGTTCGTTCTTTGCATTCTGATTAGCCTGTGAGATATCACTGATGAGGTTCATCGTGGTGATCACGTTGTTGGTGATCGCCTCTGATTTGTCGGCCCGGACCGTCGCTTTATCGCGTTGGTCTTTGTAGGTGATGGCGTTATCTCGGTAGTGGTTCACCTTGAACGCCAGCACGCCGATTAACGCCACCACCAGCAGCTGCAGCCAGTAACGCTTTACCAGTGCGACAATCACGACAGGAACAGAGCGCGCTCCGCCTCACGCCGACGGGTCAGACCGTTCATGACTTTCCCACCAGCTTTATTCCAGCGCAGGAACTCATCGGCAGCGCCAGCATAATCACCAGCATTAAGCTTTCTCAGCAGCGTTGAAGTTGAAAGAGCGCGCGAACCAACGTTATAAGCGAATGAAACCAGGGCATCGAACTGTCCCTGAGTTAATTTAACCTTTGCCATTTTGAGAACATCATTCTCATAACTCACCAGGCCAGTTTTTAACAGACGATCAGCAGTTTCCTGCTTAATCGTCATCCCGGCGCGGATTGGTTTGCCGTCGACAGGCTGGGTCCAGCCATAGCCGATCGTCCATACACCGACGCTGTCCTGGTACGCTGTAAGCTTGCAGCCTTCGAACTGCTTGATCAGGGCAATGCCCTTTTCGCTGGTTTGCATGGACTACTCCGTTATAACGACCTTCGCCAGGTTCCCGCGCGCCAGCCACACCGCCATGCAGATGACGGAGTTAAGCAGCAGATCGCCGAGGTTAACCTGTACGTAGTGGCCGAGCAGAATGTTGAAGGCGTTGAATCCGGCGGCAAGGATGACCAGGTAGGCCAGCACCGCGACACTCAGGCGATGACGCTTTCCCTCTTTCCGGAAAAACATCAGCCTGACCATGATTAACAGGCAAACTATGGCGTTTGCATCCATCAGAAGAAGCTGCCATGTCATTTATCTTCCTCCCCCAGCCCCGGCATCTTCCCGCTTTTGGATTTGCGGAGAATACGCAGCAGGACTGCCACGGAAATGGAAGCAGTGACAATTGCACCGACAGCTGGCGATACCTCAATGCTGGCCGGTGGCTTCATCAGGCTTAACGGCGTGTTGATGATTCCGGCCATGATTTTCGCCATTGGTACGGAGAAGAACACGCCACTGATAAACGATATCAGCGCAAAGATAGCCTGCTTCCAGAGTTGATGGGGATCTGAGGTCAGAACGTATAGCGCCGTTCCGGCGAGTGATCCGAGCATCACTGCTGGAGTCGCCTCCGGAAACAGCGTGGCAAAGGTTACACCGACTGATGACGATGTAAGACCAACGCCTACGATAGTGAAGGTCTCAGACATATTTATTCCGTGTGTAGTTGGTTCAGGCCCTCGGGACGATTTAACAAGAAGGCATGTCGAGGATGGTTCCCGGAGCCTGGAATAAAAAACCTGGCGACAAGCCAGGAAGATGAGGGTAAGGCAATGTCGGCTCTCTGGCCGAAAATACCCTGGCTGGGTTTGGCTCGCCTGGCTGGATTCGAACCAGCGACCAACCGCTTAGAAGGCGGTTGCTCTTTCCTCTGAGCTACAGGCGAATTGGTGCCGGGCAAAGGAATCGAACCTCTGACGCGCAGCTTACAAGGCTGCCGTTCTGCCACTGAACTAGACCGGCGAATTTGGCGGGACAGGAAGGATTCGAACCTTCGACCATTCGGTTAACAGCCGAACGCACAACCGCTGTGCTTCTGACCCTGAAACGAAAAAGCCCCGCACGATGGCGGGGCTTGGAATTTATTCATGTTACACACAACAATGGCAACATATACGAATTAGTTTGCTCATTTGTTCATTAAATTGCAAGCACGTTGTGTGATTTATTTGCAACTTTCCTCACATTTTCGCGATCGTTAAACGCATTTTGAAGCGGTTGGTATAAACAGAACAATGAAGCATTGATGATTTGCTTCACCTCTCTACGGATTGTCGAGATGCTTGGGTGTTTGTACTGATTTCCGCCACGCGTCTTCATAAGGCGAGGCTTACTTACTGCATGCTGCCATGATGCAATTCGGATCTCGCTGGAGTTGCAGACATAGTAGGCGAAGATAACCCGCCAGGCATTTTCATCCACATTCTTCAGGTAGTGGCGAATGACAGCATCAATGAGCATTCCGTCATCATCACTACATACCGGCCGTGATGCTTGCTGGGGCTCGACGGTAGCCATGAATCTGGCAATCATGTTGATCATCGCTTTATCAATCTTGCCGGTCTGGCACCATGCGCCCCACAACTGGAGCCACTGGTCTACCCATTGATGCTGGTCGTTGGTTAATTCCAGTTTCATTATGCGGCTTCCTTATGTGGCTGGTTGGTTTTGGTCTGGCTGTGCTTTGCTACTGGCGGCAGGCTGGCGCGCTTAACGCTTTCAGCCTGGTAGCGGATAATCTGGTCACGTGTCATTCGTCCACCCTCTCGTTCTGCCAGAGAGGAAGTGGTGACTTATCCCCAGCGCGGCGTATGCGGGATTTGGCGTTCTTCTCAATCTGAATGAGTTTCTCGATATTCTGACGGCGCTGCTTTTCTTCCCGGCGGAGATATTTCACGTTCTCCATATAGCGAGACTCCTGGTCGCAGAGCGTCATCAGGAAGTCAAAAGGCTCGATCAACGTTTCGCACTTACGGCAGCGTAAGGTCCGGTCTTTTTCGTTCACCCAAACAGTGGAGTGCAGGCACATAACCTTCTGCCCTTCGCGCTGTATAACCAGCCCGTCCTGTAGGTCGTTATTCTTCGTAGGGAACGCGACAACCTTGCCCAGTTCTATTTCGGTTTCTGTGCTCATGCTGCCTCCTGCTGTTTCAGCGCGCGAAGGTCTGCACGGGCCTTAGCGCGGATGCCATCGAGCTCTTCTCGGGTGTATCGGTGGGTTTCGTTGTTGGATTCCAGCGCCAACACGCGCTCTTCGCCGATCAGTTCGACCAGGGCGGCGCGGTATGCCTCAATGTTCCCGGATTTGTGAACGTTGCAGGCGGAACACTGGAGCCAGATATTGTCCGGGTTGAAGCGCAGATGTGGCGCGGCGGCCGTGGTGCGGTAATGCCCGGCATGCCAGGCAAAAGCGGTTTTTGTTCCACATGAGATGCAGCCGTGCCCGGCGGTCAGCAGCATTTCGCGCCGCCAGTCGTTGACAGCGCGCTGAGTCATCTGCACCCAGTGACGGATCGGCTTCAGTTCATTGCGACGCGCAGCGCGCCTTTGGCGACCTGCTTTCTCTTCGGTGCGCTGACGCTGCGCTTCCTTCTGCTTAGAGGCTTCACGGGCTTTTGCGGTCTGTTCTTTGCCGATCGCGCTGGCGCAATCGAATGAGCAAACTACCTGCCCGTCGCGTACCGGGTGGAACCACTGGCGACAGGCTTTATGGGCGCACTTGCGGCGCGGTAACTTAGCCATGCGCTCTCCTCGCCGCGAGACGCAGCCATTTCTGATCCACCAGGCTGGCGGTGTAGCCCTTCAGTGTCGGGATGTCAGACGGCTTAACCGCTGGCTTACGCTTGCGGCGCGCCGGAACGCGGAAGATTTCGTTTGTGATGACGCGTGCGAGAGGGTTATTCATGCAAGCCTCCCAAAGTAATCGCCACGATAACGGACATCGCGAAGTTGGATGTTCTGGCTGACGGCGAAAGCCTGGGTGTACTCAATCAGGCTGTTCATCCTTTTGATCCCCATCGATGAGGTGCTTTCGCGAATTGCCACCAATTCCCCCTCAAGCCCGGCAATAACCTTCCCCTGCCCTCCAGTGGCAATGGAGTGACCGGAGACCAAAATTGATTTCCACGACGGAAGCGACCAAGCAGAGCCAGCCCACTGAATGCGATGCTTTGCCAGATCGCCGCAAAGCGCGTGGAACAGTGAATTCTGTGGAAGGGTGCGCTTAGGGTCGGCAAAACTAACCACGAGCGGGAAATCTGCGTTTACAGGCTGCTTGTTGATGTAGTCGATGAGGTTGCGGCGAACCCGCTCGTCGCGGAGGTAGAATTTGATACTCATACGCCACCTCCGAGAGGTAACGCAGAATGCAGAAAATCGCAGGTGCCGATAAGCATCTGTGACAAGGTGAGGAGTTCAGATTGTGGTCGCATTTAAGTCCCCTTAAATGCGCAGAAGTCACCGGAGTTGTTCAGGCTCCGATGAAATGATTATGGACGGTTGATTCAACAAAATCAACGCGAGAAAAAGGCCTCCGGAGAGGCCCTGGCTGTCGATATGGGGATTCCCATATCGCTTGTATGGCAGTTACACCAAATCGGGCAATTTGAAGCCTGCCATGTCTTCCGCCCGGATTGGAGGCGATAGGCAGTCAGCAAACACCAGGGTGCCATCGAGCAAAATCACGAAACCCCACCCCATAAACAGGTTGGCACTACACCAGTCAGCCTTTAGGGGCACATCTGGCATCTTGTCTGGAAAGACTGGGTAATGCTCAGCCAGCCACTCCATTGCGTCGCAGCGATTGAGAGTATATTTGTCGTACATCATGCCTCCTGCTGCGGTGCTGCTGGCAGCGGCATCCAGTGGGTTGGCTTGCAGTAGCAATCAAAGCCGTGTCCGTGTGCTGACCCGCCAACGTACGTTGCCATCTTGATTAATGGATCATTACTTTCCGGCGCGTCTGGACGGTACGCCAACACTTGTTCCCCTGCGGAAGGCATCCGCTCAACGCAAGCCACCCAACCATCCTGAATCACCGGAGAGTTGAGTTGTTCGGAATTACCGAACGACTGAAGCATGGCGGCGCGATAGGCGTTCCAGCCGACAGCTTTTCCGTGTTCAAACGCGCTGTCAAAGTCATCATCCATTTCCATCGCAGCGGGCACAGCTACCGGCGATGGCGGGGCGGTGTAAAGCGGCGTTACTTCTCGCAGCGGGTCGGCATAAGCATTGCCACTATCGAAGCTGACGTTGTTTTTTGCGCCGCCGCCTGACAGTAGCCACGCCACAGGCTCAGCTTCGAGCGATTCCAGCGCGATACGCGCCAGTTCAAGATCCATTTTCGCTTTTTCTGAGTCCGGAAATCCTGATGCGACAGAGATTCTATGCTTAAGTTTTTGGATTAACTGCTCTTTGGTGAATTCTTTGGTAATAGTGCTCATGGGGTTTCCCTCCACCATCTCTTCATCGGTTTCCCATAAAACTCGCGCCTGGCCTTCACAGACCTGAATGACTCCGCCACGACCGCAGGAGTTGCACTTTACGCTATCGTCATCCCACAAGGCGGTTTCATTCCCGCGAGCAGTTTTGACCGTGTGGGATTTGTTGCCGCAACGGCATTTGTTAAGCCAGCCAATGGTGAAAGTTTTCATGATGCCTCTCCTTTACCGGCTGCGGCGGGGGAATCGATGCCAGCAGCAGACAATGCAATGCTGAACGCCTCTTTCAAATCTGCAATCTGCTTGTCTTTGGCCTCCAGCTCATCCAGCAGCGCCAGAACTCTCTCAGCTGTGAATGTTTTGCAAAAGTCATGCACTGGCTTCCATTCCGGATTAGCCGGATCAACAACTTCGCCGAACACACCAACTGCATGCCATAAAGGGGTTGATACCGCAGCTGCGGCAATATCACGCAGCGCCTGTTTGTCGATGTTGCTCATTGGGCGGCCTCCTGGCGAAACATCATGATTGTCAGGTCGCCTTTAGTGACAAGACGAACGGTTGTACCTGGCTCGATACTTGACAGGTCAAACGCATCATAAAATTCGTTAACTGCTTTTTGCCGACGAGATTGCTTTCTGCGCTTCTCCCATTGTTTGAGCGCAACGGAGATAAACCACTGACCAGTTTTAAACATGATGAATAACCACCCCATCAAGGCGAGTCCGGCGTTTAGAATATCGACCATGCTCATAGCTCGGCTCCTTTGCGAAGTTGGGCGGCCCAGTCTTCGGTCGCCTTCTCTGCGTACTCACCTGACAGGCCGTCGGTAGCTGGTAGTGAGTCATTGGCTAAGTCCTCTTTTGTTGACAGAATCATGCGGGTCACGTCGAGAACTTCAGCTACTGGCTTGTCGAGGAATCCGTGATTGAATGCGGCAGCGAGGCGGCTAGCAGCATAGTTGATGCCTTCATTACGAGCCTGCGACCGCACTTCAGCCAGGAAAGCTGATGTGGCTGGGGTTTCGATTTCAGGCTTGGCGAATACCGGCCAGCAATCAGTGCCATCGGAATTTTTGTGTCCTGCCTCATCGTGAACATCGAGATATTCACCACACGGTAGAGGGTCTTCCCATGTTGGTGGAATAGCGTGCCAGGATAGATAGGCTTGAGGTTCATCAAAAGCAGCCTTCAGCCCCGCATTCTCCGCAGCCAGCTTTTCGCACTTAGCCTCCAGATTCTGCATTGTGATATCAGCAGAGCGGAATTCGCGTTGTGCATTTTCGGCACGCACATACTGCACTTCAAGCTGTGTAGCCAGATCGCTAATCAGTTGCGCCAAACTGCGCACGTCGACAGCACCACATGATGCTTTCAGTTCAGCCGCCCGCTCATGCCCTAACTTCACTAACTCAATGATGTTTTCTTGTGCTATTTGTTTCATGCTGATTCTCTCCCGTAAAACGCCAGAATTCTCTTCATCGCCGCGCTTTTTCGACATTCGTTGAATATTCCATTGGTGCAGCTGCGCGCGGTATTAGCTTGCTCTTCCGGCGTCGCCAGGCGATAAGTCACCGTTCGCCAGACCTTACTTACACGCACTATCTTGCGGGCCCGCTCCAGATCGATAGCGTTCTTCGTGATGCAGTTGATGGTCATGCCGCACTCTGTGGCCACATCCTTCGCTGTGAAGGTCCGGTGCGTTTCGAGATAACGCAGAATTGCCTGTTTGCCTTTCATCAGAAGCCCCCTTTCTTTTTCGGCTGCTGCTCGCGCCCGCGGCGTTCTGCGGCGGCGGCCTGCTGGTCTGTGTCGTAAATTGCACCGTTGATCTGATTGCAATAAACCGTGCCGGTATTGCCGTGGCGGTTGAGTCGCAGGATTAACTCGGTTTCTCCAGGCGGCACGCTGTCATCGAAAGCACCTTCCCGGTGGATACCAACCCAGTAGTCGCAGTCCTGCTCAATCTGCCCTGTGTCGCGGGAATCGCTCGGTAACGGGCGTTTATTCACTCGCTTCTCCAGTTCGCGGTTGAGCTGGGTCAGCAGCACGACGACGCAGCCAAGCTCTTTAGCGAGGTTCTTCAACCCTTTGGTGATCATCCCGTAGGCAAGGTCATTACGGTCGGCTTTTTCTGCGGTCATCAGAGTCAGGTAGTCAACCAAAATCATGCCTACGCAGCCCTTCTCGCGTTTGATTCGGCGGCTTTCGCTAACGATGTGCGCCAGTGACAGGCCCGGAGTGTCGTCGATGTACAGCTTGTCGATTTCACTCAGCCGGCCCGCTGTAGCGATCGCCTTCTTAAAGTCGCCGTCGTAGTCTCCCTGGTACTGGTCGTCGGCGTCATCCGTGGCGGGCATGTAAAAAATGCTCGGGTTTACGCCGGACTTCTGCCCAACAAGCTTTTCGAGGATCTGGTCGCTGGGCATTTCCAGGCTAAACATCAGCGCTGGCTTTTTCTCGCGAATCGCGCAGTTGATCGCCATCTGCCCGTACAGGGTTGTCTTGCCCATCTTTGGCCTTGCGCCAATCACGAACAGAGAGCCTTTAACCAGACCTTTCGGCGCCAGCAGTCGGTCGAGTGACGGGATTCCGGTACTCATTCCGCGCTGTTCGCCTGAAGGGTCAAATCGCTTCTCCAGATCTGCTACCCAGTCATCCATAACCTCGCCGAACGACCGCAACCCACGGCGACTTCCGGTTTTTGAATGGTCTGCGAGTTGGGTGAAAATACCCTGAATGGCCTCGTACTTCTGCGTGGCGCTCATGCCGTTGCGGGAATACAGCAGCTCAGTAGCTTCGGTCAGTCGGCTGATGCCATAGCGCTCCATTGCGGCTTCCCGGACTGACGCAGCGTATGCCACGATGTTTGCAGCGCTGGGAGTGTTCTTGGCGATCTCTGCCAGGTAAGCAAAGCCACCTACCTGCTCAGCGAGCCCTTTGCCTTCGAGCGCGTCGAACAATGTCAGACCATCGACTGGCTTGTTGTCGCGGAACATCTGGCGCATCTCGGCAAAGATCAGCTGGTGAGGTCGGCTGTAGAACGACTCAGGCTTGAGCATCGCCAGAACCTTCTGGACTCGCTCGCTGTTGTCATCATCCAGCAGCAGGCCACCGATAACGCTCTGCTCTGCTTCGAGGTTTTGTGGTACAGCCATGAAATCAGCGGTCATCACGATCCCCCTCGCGCACTTCGATGTAGAGCTTTTCGGTCAGGAACTTATCAAATTTCATGCGGCGCCAGGTCTTCCCGGATTTCTGGTCTGGTCGGTCTTCAAGCATCCAGCGGCAGTTCTGAGCGATGTAGCGCAGATAGCTTCTGAAACCGTCCATATCCATCGGCTTGCCGTCCAGGTTGCGGGCAATCTTGTTAGCCTTACCCCAGAAGGTGCGGATTAGATTGCGTCGCTCATCAGTGAGGCATCTCCATCCCCGGGCTTCAGGCAGTTCGTCTTTCAGGCATTGCCATACTTCATCGCATGACAAACGGGACTTTTTCTCTTCAGCGAGTTTCTGGTCATTTGCGACATACTTACTACCGTTAGGTAGTAAGTTATTTAATATATTGTTATCTGTGGACACTGGCTGGACATCGGCTGGACACTCCACCTCCACAGGCATTGGTACGACTGCGTTTGGGCTGGACACCGGCTGGACATCGGCTGGACAAAAATTTGACTGATATTCGTCATATTTGACCACTTTTAGAACAGTAAAACGGTTGTTTGATTTGGTGGTGATCATGCCCAGATTCTGGAATTTACGGAGCAGTGATTTAACGCGATCAGCGGTCAAACCCGTTTCCATTGCCAGCGTGTTACGCCCGGTAATGAACTCTCCGCGCTCGCAGATCACATCGCCGACATCAGTAGATACCAGTGTCTGTTCGTGATTAGCGCGCAGGAGCAGGTGAACCCATAAATGAGCCGCCTCAGCGTCCTTGTAGAACGGCACATCCATAATTTTACGGTGCAGCAAGGCAAACCCCTTACCGTCATTCGTGCGCGGTTTCTGGAGCCTTCTGGCCTCTCTGGCTTCGGCTAAATTAGATACGTTACCCACGGCCACTCTCCTTACGTTTCAGTTCTTCAAGAATGGCGCGCATCTTCTCTGCCACAATCGGGTTAACCGAGCGGATGAAGCGGTCGCGGGTTATGTTTTTATGTACAGCGGTATGGTAATAGCGTGGATTTTTTGCCATTATTCCTCCTGCAATGAGTGCACACGATTTGCATTTGAAGGCCAGTTCTGTTCGCGCAGACTGGCTTTCGCCATTTGTATAGTTCTCACATAACCCCCAGCATCGACGTAACCATCGTCATTAACGGTCCTACCTGCTCCGGCATGAGGCGGAACAGCGAGGCTATACCCTCGCTTACCTCTTTCAGCTTCTGATGCTCTGGAGCGTCCAGCAGCACGGCCTGCTTTGCCTCTGAACATTCCTTCATGGCTGATGCAATAAGCGACATGGTGTCGTTCTGTGGCGACAGGCGCGTACGAAACTCAACAGGAAGGACAGCCATGATTGCCGGTGTCAGTTGACGGACGTTCTCGCGGTACTGATCGGAGTCGAAACGGTTATCCAGGAAGCGAAAGAGCTTCTGGCGCGCACGGCTGATGTCGTCCGGGAAGCTGATAGCGGTACCGCCCTGTTCCCGGTATTCGTTGATGATCAGCGCTGACACTACGTCCTGATTGTCCAGCGCCGACGACCATGCACGGACCGCATCGCGGATCTTTTCGTGGTCCGGCGCCGCCTTAGCTTGAGCGCGGTTTATCATCGCTCCCGGGTGTATTCCGGTATTGTGTTGATACGCAAGTGAATGCATTGCTTTCCCTTTCGTGGTTAGGGCCGCCGGTCAGGCGGCTGTGTTATTCGCCCCGAGTAACTGGGCGAGATCTGGACGGATATCTGCAGGCTTGAGCTTGCCGTTGGTTGCAGACACAATCTTCATTACGTAACGGGCATCGATTCCACCGCCGTGCAACCAGCGCCATACCGTTGGCTGCGCCACACCGCACAGGTCGGCTAATTTCTTCTGGCTACCAGCGATATCAATGGCGCGCTGGATTGTTTTGTTCGTCATCTTCCAATTCCTATGAGTATTGGTGTGAATTGATAATAGCAATGCGTATTGATTTAAGCAATAGCTAAACGTGTTTTGACCATCAATACGCAAGCGTATAAATTTAAACTCATGAAAAAAGAAACTCTTGCAGAACGCCTGAATCAGGCAATGGAACTATCTGGCATGTCTCAGGGCGCTTTAGCTAAAGCGGCTGGCATTGCTCAGCCCACTATCTGGAGGCTTACCAGCGGAAATGCGCGTGGCTCGACTAAAATCGTTGAGATCGCCAATGCGCTTGGTGTTCGCACTGAGTGGCTTTCAACCGGAATTGGGCCGATGCGTGCCGATGGTCAAATTCCTGAAATTTCGCAGCCAAAAACAGAGCTTGCACCTACTGACACTTTTAGAATTGAAGCGCTAGACTTTTGTGTGAGCGCCGGACCGGGCGCCATCAATAGCGAGTTTGTAGAGGTGCTTAGATCCGTGGAATATTCAGTCGAAGATGCTCGCCGGATGTTCAATGGCAGGAAGGCAGAACAAATAAGGATTATCAACGTCCGCGGCGACAGCATGTCTGGCACTATTGAGCCAGGTGATCTGTTGTTTGTGGATATCAGTGTCCAGCATTTTGACGGTGACGGGATCTATGCGTTCATCTACGACGACACTTCGCACGTTAAACGCCTGCAAAAAATGAAAGATAAGTTGCTGGTTATATCTGACAATCAGACCTACCGTCCTTGGGAGCCGATCGAAAAAGAAGAAATGAATAAAATATTTGTCTTCGGCAAGGTGATTGGTAGCATGCCACAAACATACAGAAAGCACGGTTAAGTACATTTAGCTTCATCATTAGAAGCTTTCACAGCAAAGGAAATATAATGAAAAAGTACCTTATTACAGTTGCTATGGCTGTTGCTCTTGCAGGCTGCGCATCCTCTGGTAACCAGCAACTGAAGAACGAGACGGAAACCAGTGTTCAGTCAAAAATTCAAGAAGGAAAGACGACAAAGGCTGAAGTGAAATCCTATTTCGGCTCACCAGACGCGGTATCTTACACTGACGGCGGAAATGAGATCTGGAAGTACGCCTTCGCCAAAGTTAAAGTTAACGGCACTTCCTTCATCCCGTTTTATGGCCTTTTCCATAACGGAACAAACGGCACCAAAAAAGAGCTGACCATCCTCTTTAAAGACGACAAGGTGCAGAAATACACCATGGCTGAATCAGCGATCAACACCAAATCTGGCTGGGCTGACTAACCACTTACCTTACCAATAAATGCCCGGCCCGAACCGGGTTTTTTATTGCCTACTCTTCCAGTAACTTCACTGCCAGTTCCATAACCTGAATCTGGTAAGCATCCCACTTACCCAACCCCTTCGATATCTCCGTTCGTATCACGTCAGCTATAGCCACTCTTTTGGTTTCATGCCCTTCAGCCGCCATTGCAAACACAACATCACCCACAATACGGCACATTTCCTGATAACGCAGTTGGGCTAGCTCTTCGTAATCCATCATGCCACCCTCGCTAATTGGTGTTTTTTGCAGCATATCACGCAACCTTTACAAAAATAAATTCCTTTTGCTATCAACCAATTAATACCAATTGCTATCAATTAATATCAATACGTATTGCTATAAACAATACTCATCGCTATTATCAACACATCGAAACGAAACATCGACAGCTGAGCGAAGTTAGCCAGCGGCGGACAGCAAGTCGCCTGCTTCTTTAACAACATGCAGATTTACAGCGTCAATGACCTGTTGAGACCCCCACACGAAAACGTGCTGTATCACCGGGTGCGATCCGGTCGGTGAGAGAGTATCCCCGCGCGAGAGCGAGAACGGCGTGAGAACGGGCAACACTGGCAGAGAGTTGGCGCTGACCAATACAGGGAATGTTTTGGGGTGTGGTGGTGGTGTCCTCAAGCGAGGTGCAACGCTAGCAGTGTGATAAGACCTGAAAACCGGCTGGGCAGATAGTTGTTTGCCAATACAGAAAAAAGGGCGTCAGGAAGTAAGTGAGAGTGGCGACTCAGTGCCAGTCCACCACACCACCAAAGCATTTCTCCCGCATCAGCGGGTAACGACAGAGGGTAAGGCGATGGGTGTCTACAAGTTTTTCATGTTTGACCCGGATAACGGATTTGAAACGTATGAAACAGCGGAAGAAGCGAAAGCTGCGGCCAACGAAGCAATCGACTATTACCGTGGTGATGCAGGTGATGGCTGGCCTGATGAAGTTTCTCAAGTCTGCTGGGGAGAGATAAAACAAGAAACTCAACAAACAGATCTTCGACCTCGAAACGATGAAGACAAAAGCTGTTGCGACATGATTTGCGATTACCAACTGACTGATATCTGACCCGCTCCGGCGGGTTTTTTAATGCTTCATACCTCAGCCGCCTCGGTGAAGCGACTGAGGTATGACAACCGGCGGCCATCCACCGCCCATTAGCGCAGAAGTCTTTAGTTCTGACATTCGGGAAAGACCGGGAGAGAAAATGAATTGGTCAAAATACTTTACTTACGATCCAAAGCTCGGCCTGCTGCGATGGAAGCAAAGACCTGCTGATGTAGATGACTCAGCAGCAAAAATCAGATCGTGGAATAAGCGATACGCAGGCAAGGAAGCCGGAACTACGAGAACCGATGGATATATCGCTGTTGAGATCGTTTTCCTCAAGCGAAAAATAAAGGCCCACAGAATTATATGGGAGATGCACAACGGTCCTATTCCTGACGGACTCGTAATTGACCATATAAACCGTAACAGTTCTGATAACAGGCTTGAAAATCTCCGTGTGGTCACGCGTCGAGATAACTTTCTGAACTCGGAAAGATTCGACGGAAAGCCGCTGCCGCCAATCAAAACAGACGAACACCGTACCTTCAAAAAGCAGAGAACTCACGCCAAAGGCACGAGCAAGTTGAAGGTTAGCCGTCCAAAACCATGGTCGGCAAAGATATGGGTTGATGGACGCAACGTTTCCCTCGGCTATTACGCGACAGAATCTGAAGCGAGTGCTGCTTATCAAGCGGCAGTCGCCAAGTATCGAAACAACTAACCAGCGGCGGCGCGGCCTTAAGCGCGGAGATGATTATGAAATACACCATGAAAGTTTACGCTAACTCCCCTGAATATGGCGCCTACCTTAAAAGCCGGTTTGGTGGCGACAAAAGGGGTCAGTCATTTGAATGGGCCGGTCACCGCTGGGCGTACGAAGTCACCAGCTTTGACGACGCTGGTGATTACGACCTGCTTTATCGGTTTGATGACAAGCCATATCCAGAAGAGGTTTCAGTCAGTACAGATGACATGACGATTCGTGACTACTTCGCGGCTAAGGCTATGGCAGCAATTGTACGCAGATGGGACGGGCATTCGTTTGGTGGCGGCCCGAAATCACCACAGCACAAAGAATTAGCCGAAGATGCGTATCACATTGCCGACGCAATGCTCCGCGCCCGGGAGGCATCATGACAGTCACCCACAACGGCAAGCAGTACACTGCCAAAAAGCTCAACGATAACGAGTGGCAACTGACGTCAGTGTCGAACCCGCGCGACAAGCTGACGCTAAACCGCTGGCAGATGCATATCGCTGGCCTCCTGGAACAGGTTGAGGTGAAGGTATGATGCACCACTACGGCACTACCCCGCTCATTCGCCAGTGCATCACGCCCGGCATGATGGCAATGCATGAAGGCCGAACCTATCGCGTCTCAGCAGTCATTCAAGAGCGAAAATGGGTGTACCTGCACACCGATGCAGAAATCATCCGCCTCAGTGACTGCGTGATTGACGTCCTTCTGGACGGTCACGGCAACCCTATCCAGCACTAACCACCCTATTCAACCGATCGGCCTGGCATTACGCGGGCGGGATCTGCACATCCAAATTTCAGGAGAAACCATGAGCGAAGTAACGGACTTAACTGTCATCGAAATCAAGCCGGAACAGGCTCCGGTGCTGTACGTAGCTGGCGGCCTTGATGCTTACCTCGAACAAATACGCCAGGCAGTAAACGAAGTGCCGGACCTGTCCACGAAGAAAGGCCGCGACCGTGTTGCCTCTCTTGCGGCTCAGGTGTCCCGCAGTAAGACGGCAATCGAAAAGCCGGGCCGTGAGTATCTGAAGCGACTGAAAGAGGCTGTCCGCCCTGCTGAGGCCGAAATTAAGCGGTTCGTTGATGCATGCGACGAGCTGCGCGATGCAACCCGTCTCCCACTCACCGAATGGGAAGCCGAGCAGGAACGCATTAAGGCTGAGGAAGCCATGAACGCGCTGCACGCCGAAGCTCTGGAAATGAACATCAAGTTCGATCAGGAACTGGCTGCCAAGATCGAAGCAGACCATGAAATGGCCCTGCTGATGAACAAGGATATTGACCGCGACCGCGAAGAACAGCGACGCCTGGCGGAACAGGCTCAACGTGAACGTGACGAGCGGCTGAAGCAGGAAGCGGCAGAACAAGCACGCCGCGATGCCGAAGCGAAGCACAAAGCGGAGATTGAAGCCGCAGCGCGCCGTGAAGCTGAAGAGAAAGCACGTGCAGAGCTGGCTGAACGCCAGCGCGTCGAAGCGGAACAGCGTGCAACTCGCGAGAAGCAGGAAGCGGAAGCCCGGGCGGAACGCGAAAAACCGCAGCGGTTGAAGCCGAGCGCCTGAAGGCAAAACAGGCCGAAGATGCTCGCCTGGCTGAGCAGAAGCGCATCGCCGATGAGCAGGCAAAACGTGAAGCTGACGTGAAGCACCGCAAGACGGTCGGCACCAACATCGTTAACGCGCTCACCAGCCACACCAGCTTAACCCGAGAACAGGCTATCGAAGTGCTTACCGCTCTGAAAGATGACCTGATCCCCTGCGCGAAAATCCACTACTGAGGCAACCATGAACGCATACCTCACTTACGACCGCATCGAAGATCGGCGCTGGGTTGAGCAGCAACTCGCCGACGAAAAAGAGAAGTGGATCGACAACCGGGCGCAGCAAATCATCGACATGATGCCAAAAGAGCCGTCCGGCCTCTTCCACTTCACGATCCCGATTGACTCCAGCCCGTATGAAGGCCTTCGCAGCGATAAAGCTGGCGAGGCCTACAACGAATTCATTTCGGCAGTTGCCTACGCCCAGGCGGAATACGACTGGGAACACCGTACCGGCTGCCCGTTTTAATTTTTGAGGGGATTAACGATGGCAAACGAATTAACAATCACAGCGAGCGCGCTGGCGGAAAAAGGTATCGACGTAGCTACCTGGAGCGCACTGAAGAACAGCATCTACCCTGGCGCCAAAGACGAATCTGTGATGATGGCGCTCGATTATTGCCGAGCCCGCCAACTTGATCCACTACTGAAGCCTGTCCACCTCGTGCCGATGAGCGTCAAAGACTCGAGAACAGGTAAAAGCGAATGGCGCGATGTGGTCATGCCGGGCATCGGGCTTTACCGCATTCAAGCAGACCGTTCCGGCGATTATGCCGGGGCGCGGGAACCAGAATTCGGTCCCGACGTAACTCAGACGCTTACTGGTGTCGAGGTTACCTTCCCTCAGTGGTGCAAATACACCGTTTTCAAGCGCATGCCCAGCGGCGAGATCGTCGAGTTCAGCGCCAAAGAATACTGGATTGAGAACTATGCAACCGGCGGCCGCGACACCACGGCGCCGAACGCGATGTGGAAAAAACGCCCATATGGACAGCTGGCGAAATGCGCTGAGGCTCAGGCGTTGCGTAAGGCATGGCCTGAGATTGGACAGCAGCCTACCGCCGAAGAAATGGAAGGGAAATCTCTGGACGTTGATATGCGGGACGTAACGCCGCGCAGCGCCACAGAAGCTCTTCCACCAGCAGCAAGCGATGAAACTCTACAGGCGATCACCGATCTCTTAACCGCCCTGAATAAAGACTGGGAACAAGACTTCCTCCCTCTGTGTAGTGACATCTTCAAGCGGCAAATTCTTGAGGCGTCAGAGCTTACGGAAGAAGAGGCGCAGAAAGGGTTTGGATTCCTTCAAAAAAGAGCTAAGGCGGCAGCATGACACCTTCCCTCCTTTCATTGTTGCGAAGCGGAAAACACAGCATTCGCGATATGGCAAAGATTTTAGGCATTACAAGGTCTCGCGTTTCATGGTTTATCGCCGAGCTTGAACGGCGTAAATGGATAGAAGTCACCAGGTGCGCGATATGGTTTCACGATGGGACCCGTTCAAATAAGCAGAACGTATACAGGGTAAAACTATGACACCAGAAATTATCCTTTCCCGGACCGGCATTGACGTCACCACTATCCAACAGGGCGATGAGGCGTGGCACCGGCTACGCCTCGGAGTCATCACAGCCTCAGAAGTACACAACGTAATTTCCAAGCCGCGATCCGGCACGAAATGGACGGGAATGAAGATGTCCTACTTCCACACATTGCTCGCCGAGGTGTGTACCGGCGTTGCTCCAGAGGTTAACGCTAAGGCGTTGGCTTGGGGCAAGCAGTACGAGGAAGACGCCCGCACTCTCTTCGAGTTCACCACTGACGTGAAAGTCACGGAGTCTCCGATCTTGTTCCGTGACGAGAGCATGCGTACTGCCTGTTCCCCTGACGGTCTTTGCAGTAACAATTTCGGCCTTGAGCTGAAATGCCCGTTCACTTCCCGCGACTTCATGAAATTCCGCCTCGGCGGTTTCGAAGCCATTAAGTCAGAGTACATGGCCCAGGTGCAGTACAGCATGTGGGTTACCGGAAAAGACGCCTGGTTCTTTGCCAACTACGACCCGCGCATGAAACGCGAAGGCATTCACCATGTCGTCGTTGAGCTGGATCCTCAGTACATGACTGATTTCAACGAAATGGTGCCGGAGTTCATCGAGAAGATGGACGAGGCGCTGGCGGAGATCGGCTTTAAATTCGGAGAGCAATGGAGGTAGCGATGAGCGAACTTTGGCAACCGTGGGAAAACCTATTCCTGCATGAAGTTGGCAGAACTATGCCGGTTCAGGTTATCGCAGAAAAGCTTGAGCGTTCCGAATCTGCAGTCACTCGCCAGGCATCACGTATCGGCGCACCACTTATCAGCAGGATGACCGGAAAGCCATGGACGGCAGCCGAGCTGTATCTGTTCGGTCGATTCTCAGTGGAAGAGATAGCAACGGCAACAGGTCGCTCCATTCACTCAGTCAGAAGCAAGCGTAACTCACTGGCACGCTCCGGAGGATTAACTATGCGTGAATGGACCGCATGTGAACTGGCTGCACTCATGCGCTACACCAACGCAGAAGTGGCAGAGATTACTGGACGGAGTATCGAAGAGGTCGGAGATAAGCGGCTGGCTGTAAATATTGAGCGGAATGGATGGGATGTTAACGATCCGGAGCGGGAGGATGTATGACAGATTACACCGGCAGCAACACCCCAGCGGATCAGCGTGACCTATGGCGCACTCCACCCGCCCTCTTCGCTTCCCTTGATGCTGAGTTCTGCTTCCAGTTGGATGCCGCTGCAGCACCCCATAACGCGCTGTGCCGAAAGTTCATTACAGCCGAGCAGAACGCGCTGGAAACGCCATGGAGCTATTACCTGACTATCCCTGGTTATTGCTGGCTCAATCCACCTTATAGCGACATCACACCGTTCGTGAAGAAAGCTGCGGCTGAAAGCAACAATCAGATCGGCACGGTCATGCTGGTACCGGCAGACACTTCGGTTGGCTGGTTCCGCGAGGCAATCCAGACCGCCAGTGAGGTTCGCTTCATCACCGCCGGGCGGCTGGCATTTATTAACCCGGTCACCGGTAAGCCAGTCAGCGGAAATAACAAAGGCAGTATGCTCATCATCTGGCGACCGTACCCGCGTACACACTGCCACTTCGCAACTGTGGACCGGGACGAGTTGATGGCTTTCGGGGCGAAACTTCTCGCACGCAGGGAGGCCGCATGACGCCAGAGCAAGACAACGCAGTACGTGCACAGGGACGTAAATGCGTGGCAGAAATTCAGCAGGCAATGAAATGCAGGCCTAAGCCGAAATGGAATGCAGTAGTGCCGCCAATCATCAAAAAGCATCACCAGAAAATCGCGCCGCTGGGTATCAGCCTAGTGGCATTCGTTAGCAGCATCGGTCGCATGCAAGGCCGATACGGAGTCGAATCATGACGCTAACCAAACGAATCACCCGGGAGCTTATGGCTCCCTTTTTATTGCTGGCGTTCACCTTCAACCGTATTAACCGACAGTTCCGGGAGCATTGACTATGAGCTTCGAATACATCAATTCCCAATATGGCGTGAATGCCTGTGTCTGCCGACGGGTGGTGGCTTATGGCGAACCAGGAACTATTGTGCGTGATTTTGGGCACTACATTGGCGTTGTTCTGGATACCGCGCCCTATCATTCACCAGAACGTTATCACCCTACGGACGGCATCGTATACGGCGATGTCGTGGATTATTCACCTCCGAAAATTACCTCCCGTAAGCACAAGGCCAAATACAATTACCAGGATTTTCTGGATGCCGACAGCGGTCATGATTTCCATGAATGGCTTGGCATTAACAGGCCTGAAGTTGATTACGACCGCAACGGAAACTGTCGCATGTATCGGATCGGAAATTACCGCGATGTGAGCGTTTACGGCGACTGGAAGCCAACCAAAAAAGAAGCGAGAGCCAGTTATAAAGCGAAATTGAATAATTTACTGAAGGAGTCCCGAAATGACCGCAGAGATTATTGACCAAGCAAACGAGCTGGCTCAGCAACGTATCGATATGGCGATCGCCGCTCACCGCATCGACCGCAACGCCGTATCAGCAGAACATTGCGGTGAATGCGGCGAGGATATCCCGGCGCCTCGGCGAGTTGCCGTTCCCGGCTGCCAGACATGCGCGGAGTGCCAGGGTGTAATTGAGCTTCGGAATAAACAGAGAGGTATGTGATGGATTACAGCGAGTTGAGTGACTATGAAGTTAGCAAGCGCGTAGCTATGGCGGTCGGCGGCTTCCTCGAAGAGGATTTTTGCGAAACTCATTCAGTGATTTTTAGACGTCATGGTCGGCATCAATACTCGTTTTTCGAACCATGTACAAACCCATCAGACGCATGGCCCATCATCTTAGAAAACAAAATTAGCCTTAATTGGGCTGAAGTTGAAAAGTCATGGTGCGCCCATGTTGGCGGGGTGATGACGGATGGTTGTTGGTGTTGGGATTATGACCCAGACCATCATCATGACAACGACAACCCACTCCGCGCCGCAATGATTGTGTTCCTCATGATGCAGGACTCTGCCAATGTTCCAACTAATTCAACGAGGTCAGATTTACGCTGACCATTCAGGCTGGCCCGTAATCATCCACAGCTGCACTTCACAGATAGTCCGCTACTGGCGACAGGGCCGGATCAACACCGCTTCAATCGACCGATTCAACAATGACTTTGAGCACCTCGACCATCGTGAGGCGGCGCAGATACGCGCCGAACTCGAAGCCAGCGAGCACATTAAAAAATTAAGGAGCATGAGACGTGATCGGAATACTCAAGCCGGTACCGGAATCGCAGTGGCCGGTACGATGCCACGACCCCAAGCGGAGCAACGTGTGGGCTAACTCTTATTTTCTGGTTCAGGAGTTTCAGGAAGACGACGGCATCATCCGCCTGACGGTGAATACCACCAGCATTGGCAATTCAGGCAGGTGGAAGGATGGCATCAGTTGGGATGCACTGCAGGAGATTAAGTCAGCTGTTGGATATGGCGATCGGGATGCAGTGGAGATTTACCCGCGGGATTCTGATGTGGTGAACGTGGCGAACATGCGCCACCTGTGGATTACGCCGGAACCTATTAGCTTCGCCTGGCGCAAGTAATTTAACACCGCGTGTCCAGCGCGCGGCATGAGGAGAGAGCGTGAAACCTTACGAATCGAAGAAATCACAGTTCACCAGAAACCTGATCCGGCGGCGCCACGCTGAATGGTCAGAAAAGACCTTCGGCAATGTCGGCCCCATCGGACCTCTGAAGCACCTTTCGAAAGAGGCGCTGGAAGCTGCCGCAGATCCTGGCGACCTCAGCGAGTGGGCTGATATGCAGTTCCTGCTATGGGACGCTCAGCGGCGCGCAGGTATCACCGATGAGCAAATCACCGCGGCGCTGGAAGAAAAGCTAAAGGTGAATATGGCTCGCCAGTGGCCGGAGCCGAAAGACGGCGAGCCACGCCTTCACATCAAAGCATGACGCAACTGATAGCCAGTTATGAGCTGGCTATCAGGTGCGAATGCACTGCCACGTTATCCCCCATTTTCCCGGCCATAGTGCCGGGTTCTTTTTGCCTGGAGAAAAGCATGCAAACAACAATCAGCATTCAGCCGGTTCTGGTTAACCGTGAGCGCGTTCAGGAGATGCTTGGTGGTATCTCCAGAACCACGTTTTATCGTAAGCGCAAACAGTGGGAAGAATCCGGCACACCATTCCCGCAGGAAGTGGAAGAAATCCACCCTCCGAAAGGTGGCGCTCTCTTCCGCTACGTAGAGGTTATTCAGTTCTGCAAAGATAAAGGACTATTGGCCGCACACGTCTGA